ATACCAACGCCGCCGGTCGCCGCGATTGTAGAGCTTCAGGATGCCCTTGGTCGGCGGCGCTTCGTGCGGCGACTGCGCGATCCAGCGGGGGTTCTCCAGCACGAAGCCGGGCGAGGACTCGGCCACGCACATGCCGAACATCTTGAACGTGGTGGCGCGCGCGGCGGCCAGATCGAAGGGCTCGCCTTCGCCGTCCACGTCCTGGTCCATGCGGTCGTAGTCCGAAAGCCAAAGACGCGGGACGGGCTTGCCCGACAGTTCGTTGATCGTCGGCCAGGACAGGTTGAGCAACATGCCGGACGTGTAATGCTTGTCGTAGGTGTTGTCGGCGTTGCGCTTCGTGATGAGCCGATCCCGGACATCCTTCGTGTGGCGGTGGAGGCGGTCCACACGGCGGATGGAGAAGTCGCGAGCGCTCGCCTGCGCCTTTTCGATCAGCATCATGTCGGCGGGGTCGCAGACGACCGTGTGGGTCAACCAGTTCAGCGCCATGTCGGTTTTGCCGCACTGGGCCGGGCCGGCGAAGATCATGCCGACGTGGGCCGAGCTTGTGAGCAAGTCCATGGGCTCCACGAGGTAGGGCGTCATGCCGTTATCCCAGTGGCCGACGAAGCTGCCCGGCTGGTTGATGTAGCGATACTTGGTCGCCGCCTCGCTTACCGTCAGGCGCTCGGGCGGGCGAACCCCTTCGGCGGCCGAGACCACCATCGCTTCCAAGCTGTCGAAAAGGTCCATCAGATCAAGCTCGCGATGTCGTCTTCCTCGTCTTCCGTGGGCGCGCCCACGGTCGCCATCTCGGCGAGCGACGACGGGGTTTTCCGCTTCTCCGGCATCTCCAGCAGCCGTTGATGAATGTCGCGCTGCAAGGCGTCGCCCATCTTCGTCAACGTGTCGCGCTGCTCCTGCGACAAGCCGTTCGCCTGGGCGACATTCTCGGGCCAAAGCTGGATCGCAAACTTGATCGCCTGGAACGTCTCGCCAAGAACCTCCATCACTTTATCGGTCGGCCACAAGTGCCCGGCCTTTTCCTCCCACGCCTGCCGGCTCCGCTGCGCGCTCCAGTAGGTGTCCTGAAGGTGCATCGGCAGTTCCGACGGCTTCATCTTCTTCAGGTATTCCTCGACGTTGAGGACCGGCTTCACCAGATACTGGGCCGCCACCTTCAGGTCGTAGACGAAACCGGCCTTCTTGCGGTGGATCGCCGGGCAGTCCTTGAGCCTTTGCCGAACCGTCGTCGGGTCCATGTTGAAGGCCTGCGACAAGAAGCCGACCGTGACCCCGTGCATGACATCGGTGATCTTCGCCATCTCGATGCCGTCGGGCAGCACTTCGGCGTCCTGGCGGCGCTTCGTCAGCGTCTCCAGCAGCGCCAGGGAGCGCTCCCGCTTATCGGGCCGGCCGGCCGTGTCGCCGATCAGGTCTTCTTGCATGTCCATGGTCCCCTCATACCCCCTCATGCCGCCAGTCGTAAATGCGACGCGACATTGGCCTTCACCGCTCGCATGATCTGCGACTGCGTGGCCCCCTTGATGTCCAGCCGGCCCACCATCGCCTCATCCACTGTCCGGCGCGCCAAGATGCGGTGAATGAAAACCCGGTCCGCCAACTGCCCGCTGCGGTGTAGGCGCTTGATGAACTGGAGGTAGAGTTCCAGGCTCCATGTCAGGCCGAACCAGACCTGGATATTGCCCCCGAACTGAAGGTTCAGCCCGTGGCCGGCGCTCGCCGGGTGCGTCACAAGCAGCTTGATCTTGCCCGCATCCCAGTCCCGTTTGTCGCTCTTATGCTCCCCGAAGAACCGAGCGTATGGGAACTTTTTCCTAATCGCCGCCTTGTCGAACTGGAACTCGTAGCCGAGCAGGACCGGCCGCCCGCTGGCCTCCTGCATGATGCTGTCGAGCACCTTCAGCTTCTCGTCATGGACAAACTGCGCCGACCCGTCGGGCAGGTAGAGCGAGCCGTTCGCAAGCTGGAGGAGCTTGTTCGTCAGCACGCCGCTGTTGACCGCCTCCAGGTCGAACTCGTCAAGCACCATGGTCTTTTCGAGCCGGCGATACATCTCCATCGCCTTCGGCGGTAGCGTGACCATGTGATCCACGAACTGGCGCGGCGGCAGCGTCAGATAATCTTCCTCCTTCAAGGTGTAGAAGACATCCTGGAGCCGTTCCATGATCTCTTGTTCGGCCCCGATGCGAGGCTCCACTTCGTAGGTGTAGCGGTCTTCTATGAACCAGCGGTTCTTAAAGGCCGTCTTCGAGGTCAAGAGACGGTGCCCGCCGTCGATGATGTAGATCGGCCCCCAAAGGCTCAACATGCCGCGCGGGGCGGGCGTCCCGGACAGCAGGATCACGCGCTTGAACTTCCGGCGGCGGCGCTTCAGGACGCCGAACCCGCTGATCCTGGGCGTGCTTTCGCTGCCGTCGGCGCGCTTGGTCGGTGAGGTCTTGGCGCTGGCTTCCTGGAGTCGGCTGGCCTCATCGTAGACCAGCATGTCGTAGGGCCACCGTGCGCCCCAGAACCAGTGCAGCCAGACCAAGTTCTCGCGGTTGATGATATGGATCGGCACGTCCTGCCGGGCTGCGATCCGGCGCTCGTTTTCGTCGCCCGTCAGCACGGCGTATTCGAGGTCACGAGCGAAATCCCACTTCGCGATCTCCTCGGGCCACGTCTCGTCGGCGACCTTGATCGGCGCGACCACCAAGGCCCGCCGGATCGTGCCGGCGTCGTGGAGCTTGCGGATGGCGTAGAGCGACGCTCCGGTCTTGCCGAGGCCCATCTCGGCCCCGAGATAGACCGCTGGCAGTTCGATGGCCGTGGACGCCATCCATTTCTGATAGGGCCGGAAGTCCTTGTAGCCCAGGATCACGGGCGGCGGGCCGTGGATCAACTCCAGCGCTTCGATGTCGAACAGACGCACGGGAGGCGGTTCCAGGCCCGTCAGCGCGAACGCGGCCGGGTCTTTCGCATAGAGCGCCATCTGGCGCGCGGCGGACATTTTCTTCATGGCGGCGTCAGCAAGATGCGGCGAGCGTCCTCGAAGCTGTCCACGAAGTAGCACTCGGCCCCGTGGGCCACCATCTCGGCCTTGTTCCGGGTTTGCAGCGTGGCCCCCTCCGTCGGCATCTTGCCGCGCCGCTTGAACTCCAGCCAGACATACCGGCCGGCCTTCAGGAACAGCCGGTCTTGCGCGCCGCGCCTGCCGATCCAGGCGACTTTGCGGACGAACCAGCCGTTGTCCTGGCCCCACTTCACGGTGCGCCCTTCGGCGCTCGATTCACGCTCCTCCATGGTCAAACAAACTTTTGGACCGGAGCCAGGAGGAAGCAAGTATCGCCTTTGTGCTGGTGGATCAAAAGCATCGTTCCTCCAGTGCAGAAAGAACACCGGAACTCTAGCGAAAAATCCACCCCTTCAACGGAAGACTTGTCGTTCTGAACAAGCTGCAAGTCCTGCGGAGATTCGCAGGACATGCACTTTATGACAGTCGAATTAAGAAGTTTCTCGAATGTAGCTGGAGAAAGCTTGATTTTCGGGGTCATCGTCAGTCCTTCTTGAATACCTTGGACACGAACCCGGCGACCTTCAACGGCAGGTCCTGCGCCCACTTCGGCGACTGGAGCATGGAGTCCTTGAGGATCGCTAGATGCTGTTCGGCCTTGTCCTCATCGGCTATGCCGACAAGCTCGTCATGCACGGACAGCCGCAGGTCCAGGCCGCGCCGGTAGGCGATCTTCATGCCGTGGGCGAGGATGTCGCGAGCGATGGCCTGGACAGCGTTCTCCGTCAGCTTCCCGCCGTGCGTCTTATCGCGGGTCCATTGCTTCTTGTCGTTCAGGGTCTCGTAGGTGAGCGACAACTTCTCGCTGCCCCACGGCATCATCTTCATTTCGAGCAAGGGACGGCAGTAGGACAGCCGGCCGCCGCTCGGGAGCACCATCTGGAGGAACGCGCCGTTCATCTCGAAGGCGACCGGCCCGCAGACCGTGCGCTGGCCGGAGCGCACGCAAAGCTTGGCCTGCTTCTCGATTTCATACCAGAACTCGACCGCATCGGTGAACGTGCCGCGCCACGTCTTGACCGAATGCTCGGCCTGCTCGGGCGTCAGTTTGATCCCCATGCCGCGCGCGTAGCCCAGGAGCCCGGTCGCTTCGATCTCGCCTGTCTTGGCGTTCAGGAACTCCTTGCCGGCCGATAGCTGGTAGCCGCAGCCGAGCACGCCCGGCTTGGCGATCTGCCGCCGCCAGCCGACGCCCATCTCCTTGTATTCGTGCAGGAGAACTTCGTAGGCGATCCCCCAGAGATAGGTCGCGAAATCGATGTAGGGGTCACGGTCAAGCTCGAAGACCCGCATGATCTTCTTGTCCTTGGCAACCCAGCCCAGACCCCGGTTCTCGATGGCGTTGAGGTCGGCGGCGTAGAGGAGCTTGCCTTCGTCGGCCTGCGCCATGGACCGGATGCACGAGACCAAGGCCTCCATGCAGTTGTAGCCCAGCAGGTCGGCGTAGATCGCTTCAAACTCGGCGGGCG